GCTGTCGGCCGCCGGTGAGGCCGCGCTCGCGGACACCCTTGCGGGTCTGTGGGCGCACGTGCTCGGGGTGCGTACGACACTGATCGCGGCCGGGGATCCGCCGAACGGGCACGGGCTCGACAACGTTGGCCGCAAGCTGTGGACTGCCGCGCTGGAGCGATGGGTGAAGCCGATCGCCGACCAGGTCTGGGCCGACTCGCCTCCGATCGTCCGCGAGCAGAACTGGGCCGCGCTGCTTCAGCGGGCACAGTGGACCGTGGACCTGATCACCGATGCGATCAGCCGGACTCTGAGCCTGTTCTCCTCCGCGCCGACCGATCAGCTCCGCGACCAGGTGACACGCGTACTCGACATGGACGCGTACACCGAGACACTCCGGACCGAGATCGCCGAGGTTGAATCGGCCCTGCTCGACTCGAATCAATCGAACGTTGACCGTGGCGCGCAGTTCTCTCGGCGCGTCCGGCTGTCGGCCAAGCTGTTCATGCTGAAGGCGTCCCGTGCCCGCAGCAAGGGGTACGCCGCGCTCGCGAACGTGGATCCGCCCGAGCGGGCGCGCGAGGATCGGCAGAACGCCCAGAAGGCCAGCCGTCCGGCCGCCGATATCCGCACCGTCGAGCAGGAGATCAGCAGGCTCGACGACCGGCTCTACCACAACCCCGACCTTGAACCGAACCAGCTCGCCCAGCTCCGCGCCAAGCTTGTCCGGCTGAACGGGGAGGGGCAGCACGGGCGGGAGACCTGGCGGAACACCATCACGCGCGACTCTCGCGCCATCGCGACTGGCCTCACCAACTCGGCCACGTTGCAATACGGACTCGACCGCGCGCAGGCCACCGGCGACCAGTGGGTCAAGCAGTGGGTCGCGACCGAGGATGATCGGACGCGGCCGACGCACACGCACGCCGATGGGCAGGTCCAGCCGCTGGCCCAGCCGTTTCGTCTCGGGGGAGGCGAGTCCGGTCAGCCGGAAGCGCTGGCCGACTTCCCCGGGGACTTCGACCTGCCGCCCGCCGAGTTCTGGAACTGCCGGTGCTCCATGCGGGTGCTGTCCCGCGCCCAGTTCGAAGCCCTACCGGCTGACGCGGAAGTCTCGGCCGACCAAGTAGCCCTAGCCGCAAGTGCCCTGGAGGTCACACCCATGCCTGATGATGAGCTGTCCGACCTGCCGCCGGTGATGTGGCACGGCGTGATCACCAAGGAAGGCGTCTACACCGGCGACGCGCGGCTGTTCAGCCCGGGTGCGATGCGTACCGCTGCGCTGCCGCTGCCGATCCGATTCCAGCGCGAGGACTGGGGCGGCCACACCGGCGCTGTCGTCACGGCGAACCTGGAGGGTGCCCGCCGGTTCGGCGAGGACATCCGCGCCTGGGGTACGTTCGCCGACGGCACGCTGACGCCGGAGGTTGACGAGGTTCAGGGCCTCATGGCGACCCGGATGATTCGCGGGATCTCCATCGACGGGGATGACGTGCTGGATTCGCAGTTCTCCATCGAGCTGAACGAGCAGGGCGACGCGTTCACTGTGTTCGATTCGATGCGGCTGCGGGCCGCCACGTTCGTCGCCATCCCCGCGTACGACGGAGCCGAGGTCTACCTCGGGCCGCCCCCGGCCGACTGGCATCTGGAGGGTGAACCGCTCGTAGTCGAGCAGAACGACCCCGGCGACACCCGGCCGGTCAGCGAGATGGACGACGATGAGCTGATGGGCCTTCTGGCCGCGTCGCGCGTGCCGGAGAACCTCGCGGAGTACTGGACGGTTGGCGAGGGTGCAGCGAAGATCGCGTGGGGTACTCCCGGCGATTTCAACCGATGCCGGTCGAACCTCGCCCAGTACGTCCCACCGGGTCAGCTCAGTGGCATGTGCGCGAACCTGCATCACCGAGCGCTCGGCAAGTGGCCGGGTGAAGAGGCCGCGCTGATCGCTCGCGGCGGGCCGGTGCTGTCCGTGTCCGATCGCGCCTCTTCCGCTCCGGGGCTTCAGCACCACGAGCTGACCGAGCCGAAGGACTGGGACTTTACAGCCGACCAGTTCGCGCCGCGCGAGCTGGACGCGCTGACCCCCGTCACGATCGACGACGACGGCTCGGTCTGGGGCCATCTGGCCGGGTGGGAGACCTGTCACACCGGGTTCTCCGACTACTGCCAGAAGCCCCCGCGTTCGGCCACGGGCTACGCACTGTTCCACACGGGCGCAGTCCGGCTGACGGACGGCACGGATCTGCCCATCGGCAAGCTGACAGTTGGCGCTGGACACGCCAACGCGACCAGCGGTCTGCGGGCTGCCGTAGCGCACTACGACAACTCGGCCGTGGCCGTCGCCATGATCCGCGTGCATGAAGACACGTGGGGTGTACAGGCATCCGGCGTGATCATCCCCGGCACGCCCCGGGAAAAGATCGAAGAACTACGCCGTTCACCGATCTCCGGCGACTGGCGACCGTACCGGGGGAACCTGGAGCTGATCGCCGGACTCGGCGTGAACTCCCCGGGCTTCCCGATCCCGCGCGTCCTCATCGCGACGGCGGGCGGCAAACAGCTCTCGCTGGTCGCGGCCGGATACGTGGGCCGCGATCTCGACGCGGAAGTGATGGAGTTGGCAGCCCGATTCGCGCCGACCGCTGCCGAGTTGAGCGACCGCGTTGCTATCCTGGCAGCGCGTATTACATCCCCAACTAGCGTGGAGGGCTGAGCCATAGGGTGCGGATGCGGGGGCAGCGCGAAAGCTGCCAAGGCGAGTGTCCAGACGTACGAGATCACCGGCGACCCGCAGGGTCTGAAGTACCTCACCGAGCGCGACGCCATCGACGCCAAGGCGTCGCGCGGCCTGGCCGGTGACGTGGTCGCCTCGCAGTAGAATTGCAGTCGGGGCACACCGGAGGCCCCGATAACCGCACAAGCAGAACCCCTCCGGAGGGACGCGCCGGAGGGGTTCTGTCGTATCCTGAACTCGGCAATCCGCACGTCTGAGCTGCGGGGGAGTCTTCGCGGGAAATGACCCGGAGGGCCTACCGGATTTTCAAACCGGTAGGCCCTCGCTTCGTTCAGAACATGCGCAGTTCGATCACGGAGCGGCCCCGGAGCTTGTAGCTCTTGAACGTCAGGTCCAGCCCGGCCGCCCGTGCCTCGCGGCGGATCTCCAGGGCCTTGCTCCGGCGGGCATCCGCCCCGCTCAGGACGACGTAACCCCATGTCCTGAGCGATGAGAGAGTGTCGCTCATCGTGATACCGGGGTGTAAATCGGCCGGTCGATGGACGCGCGCCGGGCGTTCAGCTCATCCGCTGTGATGGAGTGACGAGCCATCCACGCCATTGCCTCATCGCAATCTTTGCCGGTCTGGTCGAACGTGACCAGGCAGTTGACTCGGTCCAAGATCTCCACGCGGGTCATCTCAGTGCCTTTCTCGCAGTTCCTTGCTGACAGGTAGAACATTACACCCCGCCAGGCCCCAGCGCAAGCCGCTACGGCAAATGGCGTGTCGGGCTGTAATCTGTTCACAGTACGTACGCCGTCTGAGCCTCGGGCCGGGTCACACAGAAACTCTGACACTCCCGAGGAGACACAGACCGTGGACCCGATCACGCTCCAAGAACTGCTGGACGAGCTTGCCCGCGAGGGCGGCAACCTGACCGATTTCCTGGCCACCGCAGTGACGGCTGGTCGGATCTCCGTCGAGCACGCGGACGCTCTGCTGACCGAGGCCCAGGCTGCGGCCGAGGTCATCGTCAATGCAGAGACCCGCACCCCCGCCGATGTGGCGACCCTGACCACCCTGGCCGACGCCGTGGATGCTGTCCGCGAGACCCGCACGGGCCTGGTCGAGACCGCCGCCGCCGAGGCCCAGGCCATCTCGGATCTGGCCGCGCGCATCGCGCCGGTCGCCGACACCGCGACTGACCCGGCCGACGGCGACGCCCCGGCCGACGACGAGCCCGAGGTCGCTGACGAGCCCGAGGTTGTCGTTCCCGACGACGCCAGCTCCATCACCGAGCCGGAGCCGGTCACCGCGAGCACCCCGGCCCTGCCGACCATTCCGCGTCCGCGCGTGGACGTGGCCGCCATCGCCCGCCGGACCCAGCGTCCCGCCCCGGTCAACATCCCCGAGGGCGGACAGATCCCGTTCGGCGGCGCGCTGGTCGCGTCGGCCGGTGCCCCCGGCGGCCGGAGCCTCGGCCAGGTCTACAACACCTGGGACCAGGTGGGCGACGCGGCTATGTCCGCGTTCGGTTCGATGTCCCGTGGTCAGCTTCAGTCGCTGGTCGCCTCGGCTGCCAACTCGGGCACGGCGTTCCGTCAGCAGACCGGCCTGGCGAGCTTCCGGATGGAGTTCCCGGACGAGCTGGTCATCTCCGACACCGGCCAGGACTCGACCGCCATCCTCGCCCGCGCCGCCGACCAGTCCCGCCTGCCGGGCGGATCGCTGCTCGCGGCCGGTGGATGGTGCTCCCCGTCGGAGACCATGTACGACCTGTGTGAGCTGCCGTGTTCGCTCGACGGCATCCTGTCCCTGCCCGAGGTCCTCGCGAGCCGGGGCGGTATCCGCTACACCCGTGGCCTGAACTTCGAAGACATCTACAACGGGACGGGGTACTTCCACTTCACCGAAGCGGAGATGATGGCCGATCCCCGTCCGGACAAGCCGTGCATGGAGATCCCGTGCCCGTCCTTCACGGACGTTCGGCTCGACGTGGACGGGCTCTGCATCACCGGCGACATCATGCAGAACCGGACCTACCCGGAGGTCGTAGCCCAGTTCATTCAGGGCGCGATGTGCGCGCACGCCCACCGCGTGAACGCGTTCAAGATCGCTGCGATCTCGGCCGGTTCGACCAACGATGGCGCGATCACCATGGCCGGTCTGGGCGCGACCAACTCGATCCTCTACGCGATCGAACTGGAGGTCATGGCGTACCGCTACCGTGGCCGCCGGTCGCAGGCGGACACCAGCCTGCTTGAGCTGGTCGCCCCGTTCTGGATCAAGGCAGTGATCCGGGCGGACATCGCCAACCGCAACGCGCCGTCCGGCATCGGCAACCCGCAGGCCGTGAGCGACGCCGAGATCGTCGCCTGGTTCGCCAGCCGGGGTGTCGCCGTGCAGTTCGTGTACGACTGGCAGGACCTGATCGGCGTGAACGAGGACGACCCGGGTACCGCCGTCGTGGACTACCCGAACACGGTCGAATTCATCCTCTACGAGGCGGGTACCTGGGTGGTTCCGTCGCTCGACGTGATCACCCTGGACACCCTGTACGACTCGACGCTGATCAAGCAGAACAAGTACCAGGCGCTGTTCACGGAGCAGGCGTTCGCGGTTACCGAGCGCTGCTTCGGCTCGCGCCGGTTCTCCGTGCCGGTCTGCGCCAACGGAAACACGGGCCTTCAGGTCCAGGCGGTCTGCGCGTAACCCTCTCTGGTCGGGTCCGGTCGCATCGTTACTGCGACCGGACCCCCAGCCCGAAACGACTAGGGAGACGAAATGCCCCAGGTTTACCCTCCGCTCCGGATCGATCCGCCGTCGGTCGAGCGTGCACTCGGCGGTCTGTACTCGGTCGCGCCGCCCCAGGACGGCCCCGGCGAGGGGAACCGGTGGGAGAACGGCGTTGAATACCAGGCCGAGACCTGCGCCGACCCGACCACGTGGGCCGTCACGTGCGGCACCGACAACGCACGCTTGCCGAAGGCATCCACGCTGGAGCTGCCGACTGTCACCGGCACGCCGTTCGTGGCCTACCTCGGTATCCTCTGCACGAAGGTCGGCTACACCTTCGAAGAGTTCGCGCGGCTGACCCGCAACGGGCTCGACATCTGCGAGCAGCGCGCGGTCGAGCGGACGTTCTGGACCGGCGACATGGGCAACGATCCGCATCTGGCGGACCCGACGACCACGATCCTCGCCAACTCGGATGTGACCCCGCTCGGCGTGCTTCAGGGCGTGGCCGCGCTGGAGTCGTGGCTCGGTGACAACTACTGCGGTGTCGGCGTGCTGCACGCACCGCGCGGGCTGTCTCCGTACGCTGCTAACTTCCAGTTGATCCGGGGCACCGGCGCACGGCTGACGACCCCGCTCGGCACCCGCTGGGCCTTCGGCTCTGGCTACTCGGTCAACACCGGCCCCGACGGCACGCCCGCCCCCGACGGCTCGGCGTGGATCTACGTGACCGGCCAGGTCAATGTCTGGCGGTCCGCGATCTGGATGCAGCCGGACGAGCTGGAGCAGTCGTTCAACCGCACGACCAACGATGTCGAGATGTTCGCCGAGCGGGCCTTCGTCATCACCACGGAGTGCACTGTCGCAGCGGTTCGTGTCCGTCTCGACTGCACGTGCTGATCGGAGAATCCCCCATGTCCGAAGTCCTGCTGGAGCTGAACCACTACGTCCGTGGCGAGATGGCTACCAAGCTGCTCGCCGCCGCCCGCGAGTTGGGCTTCGGTGTGTCCGTGATCAAGTCGCAGTCCGAAGGCTTCCTCGTGCCGGTGGAGGTCCATCAGTACCTGTTCCCATCGCAGTACGAACCGATCATCCCCCCTGTGATCGATCCGGCCGCCGACTTCGCCGACGAGCTGGAGTAGTTGACCCGTCCGTAACCACAGCAGGGGGGAAACGAGAATGGCTTTCACACCGACGCCGTGCGCGGGTTGTGGCGGGGGTGCAGGAGGGGGATTCGACGTAGAGCAGAATCTGCTCTGTGACACCCTCGCAGACGGCTCTATCGTAGGTACCGCGCTGGCCATCTGGACCTACGACGACGCAGGAAACCCGGTCGGCGCACCGACCTTCGTGCACCCGATCACCGGTGTCGCGTACGTTGCCCAGGGCACGCTTATGCCGTGCCCTGGCGAGACAGGCTGTCTGGAGCCCGTGCAGTTCTGTTTCACCAGCACAGCCGTCGGCGACGTGGACCACCCCGGCCGCCAGTACGATCTGACGCTGCCGATCAACCCGGGCTTCGCCGTCCAGTCGATGAACGTGGACGCGGTCAACCACGCGGCCAACCTGGTATGGAGCGTTGACGACCCGGACGGTGAAGCGTTCCGCGCTGACCTGACGACCTTCATCGATACGCGCATCCCATCGGGTGCTGTGGTCACGATCACCAACCCGAACGCCGGTACCGCCCAGGTCTGCGGTACCGCGCTGCCGATGACGATCCACATTGAGTGCATCCGTCTCGACGAAGACCCGCCGAACCTGATCGAACTGATCTACAACGGCGGCCAGGACCTGATCCAGAACCCCGCGTACAACGAATCCCCGGCGCTCAACCCGCCCGTGTCCCAGGGCAACTACGGCTTCCGCCTGCTGTCCCGCCAGGACGACCCCGGCCCGTTCCCCGGCAACCAGCCCGCCAACGACGCGCTCTGCACCAACGTCGCGAACCGGGGATGGGAGACCAACGACGTTGGCCGGACCTTCGAGATCTGGGGACAGGATCAGGTCAACGCGTCGAACGTCACGCCGACTCCGCGCGGGACACCGGTCCAGGAGATCACGTCCGACGGCCCGCCCCCAGGCGGCATCTCGACGATCTGGCAGACGTTCCAGGCCCCGGCTTCCGGCAACTTCGTCATCCGCGTCGTGCACGGCGCACGGGACGCGGGCGAGACGCACCGCATCACGCTGGACAACGGCGACACGAACGCCGCCCAGAACGGCGACCTGATCGACAACATCACCACTCCAGGTGTTGTCACCAACTCCCCCGGTGGTCCTGGCCCGTGGACCACGTTCACGCAGACGATCCCGCTGACAGCGGGCAACATCTACACGTTGGCGATTTCGGAGACCGATGGATCGCCGGACGCACGCGGCGGTCTGTTCACCGACATGCGCGCCTACATCGATCTGCCGGACCTGCGCGCGACCGCGACCACCGACGATGACACCTGTGTGGTGACCACGCAGGAGACCACCAGCACGACGACGTGCGAGCTGTGGTCGCCGTTGTGCGAGAACGGCGACATCACGGCGTGGAAGAACGCAGAGGATGGCCAGGTCCTCACCAACGCGTCGTTCTGGGGCCAGACCCCCTCGCCGGAGTGCTGCACGTCACCGGCGGCCAGCGGTGGGACCGGCAGTGTCTCGGCGGGCAACCTGGTTCACTCGTACGCCATCTGCGGTGTGGTCGGAGGCGTCGCCCAGTCGCTCGTGCGGGTGGTCTACACCGACCAGGCCGGGGGCGTGCTGGCCAGCACTATCATCGGCCCCGACGGCGGCCCGGTCACCCCGGCGAGCTGGGTTCCCGGCGACTGTGGTGACACCGCGCGGATCCCACTCGGCCCGGTCTGCTACCAGAGCGGAGGCCCGGTCACTAACCAGGGCTTCATGACGGTGGACGCCGACAACAACCCCGTTTTGTTCAACCTGAACGGCGCGATCGTTGCTCCCGGCTACACGATCGTGGTCTGCCCCGATACGCAGATCTCCGACGAGATCCTCTGCGACGCAGGGAACGCCAACCATCAGTTCCTCCGCGTCTACGTCAACAGCCCGGTATCCAGCGGGAATTCGGTCCTGTGGAACCTGGAGCTGGACGGGACCACGCTCTATGCCCCCGTCGGCCCGGTCGGAATCTGCTCGGCTGGCGATACCCGCGACAGCGAGCTGCAACTCCTCTGCGACGCAACGCCTACCCGGTTCCTGCGCAAGTACCTGTACGACGGCGAGACCGGTGCATTCGTCGGAGTCGTGAACACCACGCTCGACGGAACCACGCCGTTCGCTCCGGTCGGTGCCGTCGGCATCTGCACGACGCCGACAGCCACGGACTTCGACTTCGTGGTGCTGGAGCTGTGCGACAACAACGGTGGATTCCTGCGCCGCCTGACGTTCAACTCGTCCACGGGCGTAGTCACGTCTACGGTCAACACCACGCTTGCCGGGGTCAACTACGTGCCGGTGGGTACGGTCGGAATCTGCGACGGCTGCTGCCCGACAGTGGTCGGCGAAGGATGCAGCAACACCGGCTCCGGAAAGTACGTGGCCATTCGCAGCACGGCCGGAGTGGTCTCGCTGTTCGATGCCGTGACTGGGGCGGCCATCGTCGCAGGCAACGTGATCGCGTGCACGACGACTCTGAACGCTCAGGCGCGGATGCTGGCCGCTTCCACGAGCTGGACTCCGGGCGGGGACGTGACCGGCGTGCTGACGAGTGTCTCGGCAACGGTGGTCACCGGCACTGCAACGGTCACCGACTCGAATGGCACGGTCGTGTCTGGGATCCCTGTCGGCGCGACACTCGAATGGACGGTAGAGGACGCCAATACGCTGACCGGCCCACAGAGCATCGCAGCCGACGCGGCCAGCTCGGTCCTGGTGACCTGGACTCAGCGGTGACCGCCGCAACGCACGCCCACTCCAAATCCAGCCCGACGAAGTTTGCTGCCACGGGCGTGACTGATGGCTCGGGCAACGTGACGTTCAACTTTCCGGTCGGGCTGTTCTCGGCCGCCCCGGTGGTCACGGCCCAGTACCAAGGGGCCGCGTCATCCTCGCCGGTGGACTACCGGATCACAGCACGGTCGGCTACCAGCGTCACGCTGAATGTCCGGCAGTCCCTGGCTACCGTCGTCGCTCTGATCGGTCTCACGATCCTCGCCCAATCGCAGCCGTTGGCGGGGGCAACTATCCACGTGATCGCCTCGGAGATCGCCCCGTGAGCAATGTGACGTGGTTCCCCGACGCGCCTCCGTTCCCGGGCACGTCGGCATGGGAGTACTCAGGCAACTCGGGCGCGTCGTACGTCCCGTACACCGGGAGCATCATCAATCAGGTACTCGGTCCGACCGGCACGCAGCGATTCCGGGCGTCGTTCACTGTCCCGTCCGGTGCACCGAACCACATGACGATCGCGTGGCGGGGTGACATCCACGACGGCACGGTCAACCAGCCGTCAGAGCTGTGGATCGATGGGGCGTTCGTTGCCATGGGAGGCAACAGCACGACTGCGATCTTCACTGCTTCCCTGCCGACCCCGGCGGCCGGGGCGCACACCGTAGAGATCCGGGTCGGCGCTGCCGATGACAACGGCCCCGGCACGTTCCTGACCTCTGTAGACGTGGACGTGTTCAACTCGATTCCTTGTGCCTGCTGCGCACTCCCAGAGCTTTGCGGGACATCACTGGTCGAAATGCAATTCGATGCGGTGGCCGAGAGTACTCCCGGCGCTGCTGGCTGGAGCCAGGTCAACCTGTTCCAGACCGCTGATGGGGTCAAGCTCACCACGAATATCTCCGGCTACAACTCCCCCGGGAATCCGCCGCCATCGCCGACGCCAGTAGTGGACTACACCTTCGCCACCCCGCAGAACTATGTGCGAGGCGTTCGTCTGTGGAACCAGTGCGGCGGAGACCTAGGCGACTCCGATGGGCTGAGCAATACCACAGTCGTCACATTCCTGGACGCAGCTAACAACGTCCTCTACACAGGGAATCTGAGCGCCGGGAACGGCGCTGCACCGTTCACCACGCTAATCCCCAGCGGTGCTCTGCTGAACGGAGTCAAAACCGTTCGGCTATCGAACCTCGGCAAGCAATCCGCGAGCAGTGCTTCCCCGTTGTGGCGCGAGCTGCAAGCCCTTCAGGTTCAGCCTGCGTACGCGCATCTGTGCTGCGAGCCGGTGGTTGGGGCGACGTACGAGATCGACTGGTCCTACGCGCACCGGGCCAGATCCGGATCGGAGACGGCACAGCTCCGGATTGGGGATGCCGCCAACCCGCTCGGCACCAATCCGATCATAGACACTCACAACACAGTCCCCGCCAACGGCTGGACGTTGCGATCGGGAACCGTTCCTATCGGTGCCGGGTTCCCGTCGATCCGAATGGAATTCCAGGCTCTGGCCCCTGGCGGCAGCGTGGGAAACTTTCTCGATGCCTGCTCGGTCGTGCTTCGCCGAGTGCTCCCTACCCCCGCTAACTTCGGGGAACAGCTCACCAACGGTGGATTCGAGAACACTGGTGGGGGCCCCGGCACAGTGACCTTTCCCCCGACAAGTACCCCCGGTTCTGGCTGGAGTACCACCGATGGCTGCGCTTGTCTGGAGATCTGGGGGACGGGTGCGATAGGCGTTCCCTCATTCGCTGGCGTCCGGCATGCTGAGATGAACGCTTTTGTCAATGGAACGCTTTTCCAGAATGCCGCGCTGGAGACCTGCGAAAACCTCGTCACCTGGTACGACGGAAACGGCAACAAGCTGGTACCTGCGGATGTGACGCCTTGTCCGGTGGGAGGGCCCGCGCTTTCTAATCCGTTCGTCACCAATCTAGTGATGACCGGCGCGTTCTTCGGTGACGGCCCGGACCCGGCCGGAGAGAATATCTGCGCGGTAGTCCCAGCGCCGTCATCGACCACGCATTTCGCAGCGCCATCCGGTGGATGCTATGACCCGGATGGGCTCGCTAATCCCACTATGACGTGGACCGGCCCGCTCAATCAGATTGAGCTGGAGTATGGCAACCTGCCGCAATCCTCGGGTGGGGTACAGGTCAATTTCAACAGCGCGGAAACCGGGCTGTTGACGTGGCCGGTCAATGGGACGCCGATGGTTGCCGGTGAAGAACGCACGAGCAATCCGACCCCGGCCGGTGGCTACGCCGTACTGCGGTACATCTCCGGACCTGTCGGGGTCAACGCACCGAAGTCGGCCAGTGCGTCTAACTGGTGGCTACATCAGGGATCGACAGACAACACCACGCCGCCCATCCGATTCCGCCTGACGCTATTCCCGTGATGCCCCGCACACCCGAAGGTGCGAGTTGTCACCCAACCGAGAGGAGGCCCCTTAACCGATAGCGCTGGCTCGCCCCCTTGCGTGATCGGTCCAACACACTACGCGACAATAGAACAACGCACGCACGTTCGATGGCCCGTCCAGCCGTCGATCTGAGAAAGGGGCGACCCGTGACGGGGACGGATATAGCCGCGATCATCACAGCGATAGGTGGCGCAGTGGCAGCAGTCCTCGGCGCGCTTGCTCTGGTGAAGCGCCGGTCAAGTGAACTAGGCAAGCAACATCAGGCAGACTGCGAGGACTGCTACGTCGAACGGCGGGCTCTGATTCGGTGGATCAACCGGCTCAGAGATCTCCTCGCGATCCACGGAATTCCAGAGCCGGAAGGGCTTGACGATGAACTCGGGAACCGACGGCAAACCGTCCAGGCGGAAGAGTGATGCTCCGGTTGGGTGGCGACTGGTCGGGCTGATCATCCTCGGCGTGGCCTGCATCGTTGCCGTGGCAGCATACGCGCTGCAAGGCAAATCCTCGGAGAGCAACCGCGCTGACACTGCGGTCGAGCAGGGTCAGGACGTACAGGCCGACGCCAAGACCCTCGCGGCCGGGATCCAGAAAGAATGCGCCAAGGGCAAGAAAGTCTCGCCGGTGATCGCCCCCTACTGCCCGAAGGCCAAAGAGGTCATCGAGCAACCGCCGATCGAAGGCAAGCCCGGGCGAGAGGGCCCGATGGGACCTGCTGGCCCAACCGGTGCTCCCGGCCGACCAGGGGCCGACAGCACCATTCCCGGGCCGACGGGTCCGCCGGGGGCAGACAGCACAGTGCCAGGGCCAGGCGGCCAGACCGGATCACCCGGTGCCGACAGCACAGTGCCAGGTCCGACCGGACCGCCTGGGGCCGACAGCACCATTCCCGGGCCTACGGGTCCGCCCGGGGCCGACAGCACGATCGCCGGACCGACCGGCCCAGTCGGTCCTATGGGTCCGGTCGGTCCACCGGGGGTGGGGATCGTGTCGGTAAAATGTGAGACCGACGCGCCGCACAACCAACTGTTCACGTTCACCTTTACGTTCACGCTCAGCAACGGCGAGGTAGTGCCGGTGACCTGCCAGAACGCTCCGACGGAAGGCAACTCCCCATGACCGACGTTCCTTTCGATCCCGCCGCGCTGTCCCCGAACGATTCCCAGATGGACCTGCGCGGGAACCTGGACCGGTGGATGCGGCTGAACGTCCTGGACGACGGCACGCCTACGAGCGGATGGCCAAACCGATTCGAGATCTGGAACGAGCAGGCACTCGACGAACTGCGCATCGTCGCCTGGCTGAACGAACGGGGCGAATGGCGCTGCATCCCCGCCAAGGAAAACACTGTCGCCTGGGCGCTGTATATCAAAGAGCTGCCGACCGACCCGGATCACCACACGACGAACGTGTGGCAGATCCTGGACAACCGGACCGATCGCAACGTTCTGCTCGGGGTGGACTCCCTCGGCAAGCTGGTGGGCCTGAACGCCCCGGACGCAACGTACGGGCCGTGGACCACGATCCCGCTCGACCCGGCTTTCGCGGCTGCCAGCGGTGGCGGGTACCGCGCGCCCGAGATCCGGTCGGCCCCGGGCGGCATGCTGCAACTGCGCGGCCGGATGTCATCGGTTGGCGCGTGGGTCGCGAACACTTCCGTGATCGGGACGATCCCCACGAACGACGCCAACGCCAACTCGCTCCGGCCGACGGTGCCTGCTCAGTTGCTGATCCGTGCCAGCTCGACCATGGCCAACCTGATAATCAACACGGATGGGACGATCGTCTGCGCGCAGGCTGTCACCGGCGGCAGCAACGCTTCCATCGAAGGTCTACAGCTCTCGAAGTAGTACGATTGCCGTGACGTAGCTACGCCGTCTGTGCCTTGGGTGATACGCTGTAGCTATGACAGGTAGAGTACGCGATCTGGCCGGAATTCGCTTCGGCCTATTAGTCGCGATCGAACGATCAGGTACCGCCCCCGGGACTCGGGGAGCGGCATGGATATGCGTGTGTGATTGCGGTGCAAGGAAAACAGTCCGTGGCGCTAACTTGACAAGCGGTCGAACAAAATCGTGCGGATGTACGCGGGGTGAATTCAAGGATTTGACGGGTCTTGTACAGGGACGGCTGACCGTTCTGAGGCGCGTAGAAAACGATACGCGCGGACGATCGCAGTGGCTCTGTAGGTGTTCCTGCGGCGCAACCAAGATCATGAACGGCTCTAACTCATGTAGAGCGACTTCTTGTGGGTGCGAATCGCGCATACCCAGGGCGAGCCTTGCAGGACAGTCGTTCGGGCTACTCACTGCGGTGCGGGATGTGGGGAAAGACAGGGAGGGCCGTCGCCTCTGGCTGTGCACTTGCTTTTGCGGCGGCGCACACACCGTACCGGCTTCCCGTCTGACGAAAGGGCACACTCGCTCGTGTGGCTGCATCCGGGGGAACAACAAACAGAACACCGTATACCTACTTCGTAACCCTGACGACAGCACAGTCAAGATTGGGATCACCACCGTAGGGCCTAACGCCAAGTCGGATCGGTTCGGCGAGCACCGGCGCGACGGCTACACAGACCGGGTTTTCCTTCGGTCAGACCTGCCGGGCGGCGCTGCTCGGAGGATCGAACTAGATGTGCTGGAGAACCTCCGGGCCCTAGGTGCCCGCCCCATCCGAGGGGTGGAGTACTTCCCCGGCAGCTACCTCGCCCCCATCGTGAGCGTCTTGAGTACTCATCATCTGCTGAGCTAGGTATGATTCGGGTGACGTAGCTACGTCATGCCGTCTGAGCCTCGGGCCGGGTGTCCTTCTAACCTGAGAGGACCCGGTCCCAGATATGACCGCATGGAAGTCCGTACGGGGTCGCCGGATGCGGCTGACCCGACTCGACGAGTGCTGCAACCTCCTCCCGGCCGCGACCGCCTGCGCCTTCCTGGTCAGCTCCGGTTTCGTTTCGGTGAACTACAGCCCCGAGGTCAAGGAAGCCGAAGAGATCGAACTGCTGAACGCAGCCGGTGAGATCTGTGTCTCCGACCCCGGCTGTGACGAGCTGAAGTGGATCAACCTCACGCTCAGCCTGTGCGTCGTGGATCCCGAGGTTCTGAACTTCGTCACCGGTGCGCCGCTCGTGCTCGACGTGGCGGGCGAGAGCGTCGGCAACCGGGTCCAGTCCGGACAGTTCTGCACCGCGAACTTCGCTCTGGAGGTCTGGACCGATGTCCCCGGCCAGACCTGCTCGCAGACCGGTGCCAAGCAGTACGGGTACTTCGTCGCGCCGTGTGTCGGCCGGGGTGTCCTGGGCGACTGGGACATCGAAAACGACGCGCTGAACCTGGAGCTGACGGCCAAGGCCCGGGCGGGCTCCGGCTGGGGCAACGGCCCATGGGACGTGGACGCGAGCAACGTGCCGGTTCCCCCGGCGCTGGCGATTCCCGGCCCGCTGCTGACCCCGTTCGGCGCGACCGACATCCTGGATCTGCACTTGACCACCATCGCGCCTCCGGCCGTCACCGACGGCTGCCAGCCGATGCCCGCGTAACCTCCCACCTACAGCCGGTCGGCAGAGTTAGGGGATGGCCCTGCCGACCGGCCACCCATCCCCCAGAGGAGGACACGTGCGAAAGTTCATCGCAGCACTCGCGGTCATCGTTGCTGTCTCGTTCGTCGGCGTGCGGCCCGCAGACGCTCACCAGATCGGGCATGTCTGGTGTGGAACCGAGGGGCTATGCCAGCTCGCCTACGCCGACGGCGATTACTGGATGGCCAAGCGGAACTACGACGATGAGCCGTGGGTCCGGCTAACGCTGGTCTCCGGATGGAACAACGATCACGTCGCGCCGATCACGTGCGAGAACCGGGGCGCGTGCGTGGTGGTCTATTACGACGCCTACCAGGCACCGGGCTACTTCATGGCCCGCCGCTGGAACGACACCATGGGCCAGCACTGGATTCGGCTGACGGAGGTCTGAGCACGTGAGCATCACGCCCCTGGAGTGCGTCAACCCGTGGCAGGACGAGTGCATATGCGGCGCGAGCCACATGCCCTGCTGGCCGCGCCCGGACACGTCCTGCTGCGACCGGCTGAACCCGGCCAATCCGACGGCAGAGCAGACCGCACAGATTGAGCGGATCCTCCAGGTCTCCACCGAGATCATCTGGCGTCTGTCTGGCAAACAGTTCGGCGCGTGTCCGGTCACGGTCCGGCCATGCCGCAAGACCTGCGCCCGGGGCTTCACCGGCTATTGGTCGGACATCGGGTGGATGCCGGTCCTGGAGAACGGGGTTTGGTTCAACCAGAACTGCGACCGCTGCCGCCCCTCCGGTTGCTCGTGCTCGGAGCTGTGCGAGGTAGACCTCCCCGGCCCTGTGGTCGAGATCCAGTCGGTGACCCTGAACGGCGAGATCCTCCCCGCCGACCACTACCGCGTGGACGACTTCCGTCGGCTCGTGCGGGTGAAGGGCTGGAACGATGTAGTCGTAGGCAAGCCGGGGATCGGGCACAGCTACGAGGAGATCCCGACCGAGGATGACGGGGTGTGGTGCTTCGACCGGCCATCGACCAACGTCGGCCTGAACAGCCTCAACGACCCGCAGGACGCCAACGGCTGCTATATCGTCGGACCGCCAGCGAACGACGTGGATTTCATCAGCTTCGCCCCGACCAGCAGCCTCACCGCGTCGTACGACGACACGTCCGGCGACGGCGTGCTCATCACCATGGTGGACGGATTCGACAGTGACCCGTCGCCGGTGCTGTACCGGCCAGCCATCACAGGTGTCACGTACAACGCTGGTGACGTGGTCCGGTTCTTCGCCGAGGGTGACCCGACCAAATCCGTCCTGTTGCGGATGACGGCGGGCAGCGCGACCACGGTCGGCGTCGCCCCGTTCATCAGCCTGAACCTGGATCCAGGCGCTGCGTTCGCGGTCACCTACCAAGAACTGGGTCCGGCGTGCTGGCCGACTTGCCAGGACATGGCCGCGCCGCTGACCGACGACGGCACCTGGGGTGTCACGTACCGGCGTGGTGCGGTGGTCCCGCAGTCGGGCCAGTGGGCCGCTGGCCTGCTCGCCTGTGAGCTGTATAAGGCGTGCACCGGCGAAGGTGAGTGCGCGCTCCCCAGCAACGCTCAGCGGATCGCGCGGCAGGGCGTCACGGTCGAGCTGACGCCGGTACTGGTCAAGCCGGGCGAATTCGCGACCGGCATTCCCGAGGTAGACCTCTGGCTCAACTCGGTCAACCCCTACCGGGCCAAGCTGCCATCCGCCGTGTTCTCTCCCGACCGGCCAGCGCCGGTCATGACGACCTGGCCGTGCGCGTAATGGCTGACACGCTCGTAGTCCCGTACGCGCAGGCCCTGCTGGCCTGCCTCTGCGCCCAGCTCGCCGACACGATCGGGGGTCCGCCGTGTCAGTGCTGCCTGCGCCCGGGTACCGCCCCGCCCCCAGCCGACTCGTGCTGTGAGTGCAGCACCGGGCAGGGGCAGGCATCGGTGCAGATCGGACCTATCCGGCCGTTGGTCGCCGGGAAGTTCCCCAACTTCGGGATCACTGGCACGCTCGACAACTGCACCGAGTATGAGTTTGCAGTCGAGCTGATCATGACCGTGTACCGCTGTGTCAGCGTCGCAGATGACACCGGCTTCCCATCGTGCGACGAGCTGACCGCTGACACCCTGAAGATCGCCGACGACGCGCGAGCGATGAGACGTGCCATCCTCTGCTGCGACTGGCGGGGTCAGGATGATCTGGACGACGCTACGCAGATCGTGCTGGGCGACTGGCGGCCACTGTCCCCGCTCGGCGGGTGTGCCGGGGGTCAGCAGAGTGTCATTGTCCTACTCGGTTCCGAGTGCTGCTGACACGTACCATGAGACACATGGATACAGTCACGGTACGCGCGGCGGTACATCTCAGCGGGTTCCCTCTCGGTGAGACGGTCACCGTGGTTGAGACTCCCATGGTGGCCGGTGCCATTCGCAAGGGCGCGCTGGTACTGGTGGAACGGCATACGTCTCAGTCTGAGACAGGTGAGACCCCGCCTGAGATGGATGAGACCGAAGAGACTCACACTGAACTGAGAGTGAAGAGACAGCGAGACCGTGGCTAGGGTCTCAGTCCGTGTCAACCGGGGCGCGATCCAGGCGTTGATGCTGAAGCCCGGCGGGCCGGTGGACAAGGCAGTGCGTGAGCCGCTGGAACAGACTGCTGCCATCGCCACCGGTACCGCTCCGGCTGACACGGGCTTCCTGCGGAACAACCGGAGCATCGACATCGACGTGTCCGGCACCCACGCCAAGGGCACTCTCACGTACCACGCGCCGTACGCGATCTTCGTGCTGAAGGGCACCGGCGTCCACGGTCCGACCGGCACTCCGATCCGGCCGAAGACATCGCAGTACATGGTGTTCCGTGGGCGGGATGGGAGACTGGTCTACGCCAAGGAAACCCAAGGGCAGAGTGCCCAGCCGTTCCTTCAGAACGCCTTCCGTGCCGCGTCGCCGTGGCCGGTCACCATCCACTAGCGAGAGGGCCATCCCCAGTGCGCTTCGAGATCGCAGCGGCCGACAAGAAACACGCCGATGAAGACCAGGTATACGAGCTGTTCGTCTTTCAGCTCCCGAACCGCAACCTGGACGGAGATGAGGAGTACGCCGCCGTCCGGCCGAGCGAGGAACTGCTCATCACCCTCGCCCAGGACGTGTACCTGATCGAAGAGGATCCGGCCAGCTCGCTCGACGTGCTGAACCGCATCCTGACCCACGTGTTCAACCCGCTCGATCTGCGGGAGGCGCTGATCGAATCCGGCGACTACCCGGATACCGACGGGGACGGCGACGGCGAGCTGTCACCGGCCGGACTCACGCTCGCGCGCACGGGCGGCCGGTTGTCGTTCCGCCGGTCGAGCCGTCGCGACCCGCTGGGAGTCGAGACGATCGCCAAGATCGCCGTGAGCCTGGTCGAGCAGTGGTCGGGAAAAGATACTGGGAAGCCGCAAGACTTTCTGCCACCATCGCACACCACTGGGACACGTTCGAAGCGGACCAGTTCATCACGACCGGCCGCGACCCGTTCGACCTCCTCGCGGAAATCCGGTTCGCGCGCTTCCTGAACATCGCCGAGCACTGGCTCACCCGGGCCATGTCGGAGCGGGAGCGGTTGTCGTTCGACTCCAAGATCCAGACCCCGCCACCCTGGGCGGATCCGGACGACATCTCCGACGAGGCTGCCGCCGATGACGGAGCCGCATTCATGGACGCGTTCAGCTCAGGCGGCCGGGGCGTTCGCACGTAAGATGTAGCCAACGTCGCTGAGCTTCGGGCCGGACATCCTTCCATCGAAAGGTGTCCGGCTCGTGGGTGCAGAGGTAGTCGGTTCCGCCTCGGTCACGATCGATGCGGACTGGTCCGACTTCGACGAGCAACTCCAGCGTCGCCTGGCCTCGGCCGCGCGCAAAGCAGGGAACGACGCAGAGAAAATCCTGAAGCGCTCCGGCAAGCGCGCCGGTGAGGAATTCTCCGACGGGGTTGCGAAGGCAGCCAGCAGCACCAAGACGCTCGACTCGATCCGCAATTCGATCCAGCGCCTGGAGACCGCCGCGATCAAAGCCGGTGACTCCCAGGTAGACGCCGCCGAGCGGGTCCGGCTGGCCGAGGTATCGCTCGCCAAGACCAAACGAACTACATCCATGGTCACGATCGACGGTCTTGAGAAAATCACCGCCGCTGAGAACAAGCTGATCAAGGCCCGCCGCGATGCACAGCGCGTGGACAGCGCCGCCGTCGCCGCATCGAAGGCTCTGGCCGACGCCAGGTCCAAGCTCGCGGCCGAGTCGGAGTCGGCCGGGGAGAATGCTGGCGAAGCGCTGGCCCGGGGACTGCGCAAGGTCGTGAACAAGGAATCGGCCAAAACCGGGAAGGAATCCGGAGGGTTCTTTTCGAATGCGTTCCAGACCGCAGCGGCCAAGGGAATCGGTACTGGGCTGTTCCGTATCTTCGCCGCCGGGGCCGCCGCTCTGGTCACTGCCGCGACGCCGCTGTCTACGGTCCTGGGCGGGGCTGTCGCGGCTGCGGTAGCGCTGGTCGCCGCGATCGGCCAGGCCGCCGGTGCCGGTATCGCGCTGGGCGGGGTCTTCGCCTCCCTGGGTCTGGCCGCCGCGACCCTGAAAGTCGGCCTGTCGGGCGTAGGTGACGCGCTGAAGGGCGACGCGGACGCGCTGGCCAAGCTGGCTCCGGCCGCTCGTGCCACGGTTGATCAGCTACGCGCCATGGCC